AAAGAGCCCCGGAGCCTGCGAAGGGGTATATTTTGGGGTCCTACCCCATTTTACTACTTTTGTACTAAATAAAACATATAATTTTTAATATTTGTCAAATAATTATATTTTAGAGGATTATTATAGGATTATTTTCGGATTAAATTAGCCCCTTGGGAGGCTGAAGGAAGGCCTGAAAGACAACAATTCATTAAAAGGGAAGGGACCATCCAGCCCCAGCCTCCCCAATAGCACCTAGGCCATATAACAGGGGTGAGGGGTTGTGGAAAACTTTAGTAAAAAATAATAAATAATTTTTTTTATTTTCAGAGATCTGTGGTATAATGTAAATAGGCAAAAAAATATATTCAAATCCAAACAGACCACCCTTGACGGGTGGTATTGTTTTGTGGTGTAATAATTCAAATATGTCTTATAACATAAAATTTAGAAAAATCAAACTTGGTACAATTGCCCTCCAAGTTGGTACAATTCCCCTGTTTGTACCAAAAAGAATAGCCATGAGCGAAAAGCAAAAATGAAGTTGGTACATAAAAAAAATGGGGTTTTGGAGTTTGACCTGTTTTCTATTTACAAAAAAGAGTTTTATTGCATAGCAGTTGACAAACAACCATGTAAAAAATACATAAAAAGTTACATGCTGGTAACATGCCATATGTGCTGTATATGTTAATTTTTTATGTTAAAAGTTACATACCACATGTTGACTATATGTTTTCTGTATGCTACAATTAACATAACATAATTTAAAATTTGGTCGATTTTGTACCAAGTAGAATGGATTGTACCAACTTCATGAACAGAACAATAGCCATAGACGACACAACATATGGCACAATTAAAGCACTAGCTAAAAAGGAAGACAGGACTATAGCTGCCGAACTTAGATATATAGTTAAGAATTATGGGAATGTTCCTGCCAGCTCAGCTCCTACTGTTTCTAATGCTGACTTTGACTTAAAACGTCAGAGGATAGAGGAGTTAACTAAAGAATTAGCTGAATATGATGAAGATAGCGATGAGTATCAAGATATATTAGATGAAATCCGCATGATCCAAAGTTCGTAGAAAATATATATTGACACGCTAACTAATGGCAGTGTTATAATGAGAGTATCACTTTAATAACAAGGAGGATGTATGGACGACATGTCTTGGCGAGCACAACTCGCAAAATCAAACATAAATATATTAAACCTGCTGTGGAACGATGACGATACTATCGTAGATATATTCTACGAGTTTATGTATCGACCATATAATGGATCAATAAAGTGGTGCAAGACTTGGACTCAGGTAGCAGGAGATGTGACAGATGACGATGCGCAACTGCCAGTGTCTGGGGATAAGATTGCCAGTGAGCTCAGGAAAGAGGTTCTTGGGCTACGTAAGGAGCTAGAGAGATAGGAGGTCATATGGATTTGGATATATATGACAATCCTATGATGCTTTCTCTAGAGGACCAGCAGCAAGCTGCTGCCATCTTCATCCGACAGAAGTATGGATTGGCGGAAAAGGACTTTACGCCAAAACCAGAGGAGCGACAACAGAGAGCAGTCGTTAACTGGGTTTTTGAAAAGTATGATATATTAAGAGTAAGGTCCACCTGCCAATACTATTATCGTCTGTCTACATCTGATTCACTTGTATATACACACGCTGAGGTCAAAGATGACAGAGATTTTAGGAATATGGTGAAAGAGGGGTATAAAGCATTCGGGCTTGCCTATACTGGCAACAAAATTAAAAACACAGTGGATACACTAAAGGAAAGCGTGGAAAGAGAATATAATTCAATCGACCAAGATGTAATAGAGATTAGTAAGGGGTGGTATTGGGATATGAATTCTGCTAATATCACTACTCGTCCTAGTCATGAATGTTTTATAAGGCTTTTTGATAACTCTGGTCACAATGTAAGAAATAAGGTTTCAATAAATCCGGATGATCTGATTGTGCCTATAGTCAAGAAAACATATAATGACACTTTACGTTGGCTAGAGGAAACTGGTGGTACGTTGCCTATACCTAAAGAGAAGAAAGCTCCAGAGGAATATATAGCAGAGGGGTTACCGATGCTCCCATACTTTGAATTTATAGATACATGGGCCTGTGGAAACGAAGGTGTATATAATGATATTTTAAAAGCTGCCTCCTCTGTATTTATGAAAAAGAAACCAATGGGGGCATTTATTCTTACTGGCCTTAGACGTAATGGTAAATCTACTTTTGTGAAAATGATGCATATGATGATTGGCCGAGCCAACACCTCATCTGTTCGCTTAGCTGAGCTTCATGATCCACACAAGAACCTCACTCTTCTCGGTACTTTGTTAAATGCTCCAGATGAGGAAATTGAGGGTAAGGATATGAGCGAGGAAGCCACAGCAGACTTTAAGAGTATGGCTGCTCACGAGGAGTTGGTTCTCCCCGTTATGTACTCTGCTCAACCTCAGCCTATCTCTACAGACTTCGTGATGTTTTGTCCTATGAACGATGACCCAGAGTGGAAAGGTAACTCTGCATCTGCTTGTGCACAACGTTCTCTTATTATCCCGTTTTATGCAGACCTATCCAAATTTGATAACAGTGGCTACGACTTCGAAGCAGAAACATTTACTCCAGCTATGTATCAGGATTTATTAGGTGTATTGTTCGCATTTGCCGCTTATTATAAGGATAAAAAACTAGAGTTTAGTAAGACTATGGAGAACGAGAGAAGTGCTGTCTCAGAGAAATCTGATAGCCGTGTTGAGTTCGCCAACCTGTTCTGTAAGTGGTTCGATGGTTATACTAATGAGAATCTTGTCTTCGATGAGTACAAATCTTGGTGTGATAGAAACGGCTACCACTATGATGGCAAGAGAAACTTGATGTTCGCCATTGATAAGATAGCTCATGGTAGGAAGAGGACTAATGTACTTATACCTGGATATGACGAATATCAGAGGGCAGTGAAATTTGCGAATAAACCAGGAAACAACTTCTTTGCAGAAGACTTCGAGATTAAAGCCTTTAAGAGAACTATCGGTGGGATACTTTATACTGGCAAGTTTCATGACGAAATGGGTAGGACAAGGTCTGGTGAGAGCGTGATTATGTATCTTGAGGAGTGGTTAGCTAAAAAGTCTTTCAAGAAGGCTCAAGAAGAAGGTGGTGATGATGAATCTGGCAGATAAAGTTATACAAGCTAATGAGCAAGAGATAGTAGAGAAACAATCTGATGACAATGCCCCAGACGGCTACTACACAGACGATCTTGGTTTCTGGGTAGAGGTAGATATTAGGAGACAAAAAGTCAGATTTGCTGAGTATGTGCTCTTTAGATGCAAGAAATTGAATAGGCATCTTCATATACGTGATGGTAACATGGTGTATAATGGCCATACTATTGTGAGGGACAATCCTATCGATGTCGCTGCGCTAGCAGATCTTCCGGAAAATATCTCTGCGCCTACTGCTAAGTGGGTATATAAGAGACTGCTCCAAGATATGCCACACCTTAATCGTTCTAAGATAGAGATTGCGCCAGGCTGGTTGTGGGATATTGACAGCAGTGAGATAATAAAAAAAGATAAAGACGAATATATTACCGTGAGTTAGGAGAGAATATGGCTAAAGAAGCAGATTTTCAGAAAAATGTAATTAAATGGCTACGATCTAAGGGGTGCATTGTGCTCAAATATGAGGCAAACGCTACCACTAGGGTCGGAATACCTGATGTATTCTTCTGTAAAGAGGGATTTTATGGGTTTCTTGAGTGTAAAAAGGCCAAGAATTCCCCTATTCGCCCTGGGCAGAAGGAGTTTATAGCTAAAGTGGACGCTTGGAGCTATGGAAAAATAATATTTCCAGATAATTGGGAGGAAACTAAGAAAGAATTAGGAGGCATGCTATGAAAAAACTACTGGTTTGTACCTGTTTTAACCAAGAGAAGAAGGCTATACAGGCATTTTCAGTATTATTCCCAAATGAGGTTTGCCCAGACATCATTAAGGGGAAAGATAGAATATTTAAGTTCGCTCAGTCTATAGGTAACAAGCATATAGAGGCGATATCTAAGCTATCTGGCAGGTTCTCGTACTATGTGGAAATAGAGGGGAACAACATTGTGATGGAATACGATTTGGTTCACGGAAAGAGGCTTAGATGAAAAAGTTTTTCATGTATCTATGCAGATGGGAGCTCAGCACTTTTATCCTGGCTCCCTGTATTGCTTGGCTAGGGTTTATGGGGGAATGGCCAGCAGCAATAATTGCTAATGCTATAGGTGCGTGTATATTCTTTTTTGTCGATAAATGGATTTTTAAGGAGGAAAAATGATTGTAGTAGTTACCTGCCAATGTGGTTCAGTAGAGCAAAAGGCCCGTGGATTTTTGAAAAAAGTCGGCTACGCCGACTGGCTTACTATCCCTATTCATAAGGGGAAAGAGAAGAGTAGGAAAGCTATACAGTATATCCCGAAGTTCCCAGAGATAGAGATGCTTAACAATTTCCTAGATAATGCTGGGAAGTATGTTGTAATCCTGGGTTATAATTCTAATGACTGCAAGTGGTCTGATATTACGCATGGAGGGTTGAAAGCAGAGATAGATGCTGAATACGTCGTAAAAATGTTTGCATAAAAATTTTCAATGTTATACAATAAAATTAACTAATAGGAGGACGATATGTCACCAACAAACTTAGCTCCTGGGTTCATCTCAATTGATGATGCAGTAGCACTTATTAAATCAGATACTCGTTCCAATGCAGTCGTAGATATGGACTACATTGTATCCCGTATCAACTGGATCGAAGTTAATCACAACTTTCGTCTACCAAAGATCCGTAGACTTAAAGCTGACGAAATCTATCGCACCAAGCGTGGCAAGATAGTAGAGTACGAGCATACTGGCGATGCATATGTATCTATTATGACCAACTTCGACAAAGAACTTCTTAAAAAGACAATTCGCGATAAATATCGTGAACTCGTAGGTCACGAGTATAAAGAGAAAATTACTCGTGGTATCTCTACTGTTGCTGATGATGCTGAAGGTAGACAAGCCGTACAGCCTCGTATGAATAAGCCAATCGCTAAAGAAGGTGACTCTATCGGTGACCACGGCATTACTACTACTAACGGTGCTGGCTTGGAGGTATAGATGGATCCACGAAGACCTGAGTTAGCTGTTTCTCGCATGAGAGAGCTTATGAAACAATTTGATGACGTTATGTCTAAAATAAAAGTTGCTGAAGTTTCTAACAAGCTTGGTGGACTTGAACGTGAAGGTTCTTTAGTAATTCAGGAGATTTGTTTAGTCGCTCCTCGTCTTCACGAAGCTATGATGCAGGCATCTCGCACTCGCAGATTTACTCTTTCTCATCAGCCTACTGAACCTGTGGAAAACTATGTAGCTCCTAATCAGGCAGAAACTGTTATCGTAGAGCCAAAGCCTCGCAAAAAGAAGACTTCTAAGAAGAAGGCCGAATAATGTTAGTAATTGATGGTAATAGAATTTTATCGATGACACTAGCAGAATATGAAGAGTGGAAATGGATGTCTGGAGAGAAGGAGGTAAAATGGACATAATAACTCCTTACGTTACCATTGAACAGGTAGATGACGCAATTTTGCGTCGCTACCTGGACCTTGTGGAAAACGCAAATCCAGAGGACATGGCCAAACTTCTAGAGAGCTGGGCTAAATATATCTCTGCTCGCCGTAACTCAGATGTATTTGAAAAGGCAGAAACAGAGTCAGAGAAGATGGAGAGAAAAACTAAAGAAACGATAGCGGAGGCTCTGAAGATATGACAACCGATGAACTAATCGATGAAGTGATTGCTTGGGGGGAGCGTCATAAAATAGATAACAGATGGTCACAAGCTTCTAAGGTAACAGAGGAGTGGGGCGAGACTGTTAGCGAAATGAACCACGGAAGACTAGGTGCAGATTTTGAAGATGGTATTGGGGATACTTTAGTATCTCTTATCATTTATGCCCATGTCTGTGGAAAAGACATTAATTACTGCTTGCAGAAAGCTTACGACACCATTAAAGAAAGGTCTGGTAAGACCGTGGATGGGAATTTTATAAAAGATGCCTAAGGTACTTGAGTGTGAATATACTGGAGACGAGACACTAACTGCTGACCAAATCAGGTTGGCTCTTTCTGGTGATTATGAGGGGTTTAAATATTTCTTTGAGAATTGTCTTTTAATCCAAGATCGTGACACCCGCCAGTATATCCACCCCAAGATGAATGCTGGGCAACAGATGATTGCCAAGGCTATCTTTAAGAATGTGGACAAGAAGACGAGGAAGAATGAGCACAGAGAGATTGTAGTCATTGGTCCTCGTCAGTTTGGTAAGTCTACCTTGTTTACAGCAATAGGTGATTATTTACCAGCCTATGTCCCGGGGATGGAAAACCTTAACACGGTACATACTCTCCAGACAGGTACAACTGCTGGTAAGTATTTCAAGCAGAAGATCGCTCCGATTGTGGCTAACGTTCATCCGTCAATCTTTCCTACAATCGAGCGAGATACGCTTGGTACTTCTACTCTTCTCCGATTCAAAGACGTGAAGGGTATCCCTAGAGGGGGCTATTATGAAATTACGTCAGCAGGCTCTAACTCTGTGCGTTCTGGTACTGTGTCAGTATGGCTATGTGATGAGCCTTCAGAATATAGGAATCCAGAGATGGTGGAAGATGCTGTATCTGGTGCTATCTCCTCTTATGCGTGGTCATTTACTGCGTATATCGGTACGTTCTCTGATCGCCTCTCTAATTACTTCTTGAATAAGATTAAGCTGGCCCTCGATAACCCAGATGAGATTGAGCTAATATTTATTCCTTGGTTCTTGGTCTATGGGCGTGAAGGCGATGGCTTAGGATTTACCGAGGAAGATTTAACAGAATATGATAGAGATGTAATTATTCCAGAGATGCGTAAGTTCGGTATTCCGCAGTCTGAGTGGTTCGATAAGCTTGGCTGGTATCACACTCGTGCACTTCGTACATCTAAGATGCGTTATGAGTTCCCGAGCTCTATCGATGATATCATTAACATGACATCTGATAAGTTGGTCTTCGATGAGAGGTCTATCGAGAGGCAGAAGAAGAACATATTGGCTGGGAAGAAATATCGCATCGTTACTGATAATGCTACAGGTAGAGTTGAGGCACAAGAAACTGAAGAATCTCCACTAACGATATTCAAAGAACCTATTTATGGCCACAGATACCGTATAGCGATTGATCCAATTACTGCTAGATCTGCAGATACAGATAATTTCGTGATGCAGGTTATGGATTTGGATAATCATGAGCAGGTGGCAGTATTTAGAGACAGGGAGCTTCAGGACGAGGATTATGCCGACTGGGCTGTATCTATAGGTACGATTTACAATAAGGCTCAGCTTTGCCCTGAAATTAACGTAGCCAACGGATTCATCGTGGCAGTAAATGCTCGTAGGTATTATCACTGGTATTACGAGGACAAGAAGGCTAAGGCAGATAGAGTACCTGGGCTTAGAACTACAGTTAGCACGAAGGAGAAAATGATTAGCTCTCTAGAAGCTCTTCTTGACAGAGATAATATCATAATCCATGACGAGTACACTATAGAAGAGTTTACTACTTTCGTTAAGCGTGTAAAGAGGCGTTCAGATGGAACTTCCACAGTTAAGATGGAGGCCCTAAAAGGCCATCATGATGACGATATCGCAGCACTTTGGATTTATGCCGGTAGTTTGGATTTACCTCAGATAGAGGGAAGAAAAAGAAGCACATTCGCCATAATATAGAAAGGAGTAAAAATGGCAGTAAATGTAATATCAGGAATAATGAATAACAAGGAAGAGGAAATTATGGAGTTCTTGGCTAAGACCATGAATGGTATAGTAAAAAACTATAATTTGTCTCTTGAAAAAGGAAGTCCAGAGCTTTTATGGGGGAACTTTGGCGACATTGTTATGGTTACTCAGGTTCTTAAGGCGATTGATAAGAAGAACAAAGATAAACTTGCACAAAGCACTACAGAATAGTACAATAAAGTTATTAACTTAACAGAAAGGAACTTCAATGGACAACGCTCCAGAAGCACCCGCTGCAATGCCTGCAGAGAGTGAAGCAACACCTATTACTAACCCAACTTCAGCTCCAGCTGAATCACCGGCTCAAGCACCAGCACCAGATATGCATGGTTTCACCAGCGACCAACTAGCTGATATAGATAAATTCTTCAAGGCTAACGGTGGCTTTGATGCTATCAAATCAAAGATCAGCAATCCTCAGCCAGTATCTCAGCCTTCCCCGACAGAGCCTACTAGGCCATCCTGGGAACAACCAAGCCAGCAACAACAGCCTCAGTATCAAGAGCCTATGTACAGAGCTCCAGAAGGATCTATTACTGCTCAAGAATTCTTGGCTCAACAATACTTCCAGGCTCTTTCTAGAGAGGAGAAATACGCTGGCATTTCAGACAAGATTGCTACTGGTGATGTCTTAAAAGAAATGGCTAGCTTCAATATTCAACCACTCAATCAGGATGGTTCTATCAACGACCAAATGGTACGTCGCTATCTTGATCTAAAAGCACAGACCGTTCCTGCAAAAGCTACAAGCGCAGAGCCAAGTTCATCTACTGCTCCTACTGTAGAATACGTAGAAGTTGGTGAGAATATTTCTAACATCGATCAGGCTTATCAGGTATTATCACAAGATGCAAAGCTTCGCTCACAGGGTCTCGCAGGTCATCCAAAAATTGCCCTAGCTGAAGCATTTATTAAGGAACAACTTTCTAAAAAGAAATAATTCTATGCTATAATAGAGTTACTCCTATTTAAAGGATAGTTGTTTTAGAAAGATACCCCGTAGACACACTCAGATGGGGTATTTTTTCTGTTCTGTGAATAAACCTAGTATAATAAAAACATGGAAATTGATTATAATATAGATAACAAAACAGAGTGCCCAAAGGTAGATTGCCACAAAAAGAAATGCAAATGTGGTTTAAGATTTATCTCTATTCCAGCTGCTCTTACTAAAGAGATGGCTCCAAAAAACGGCGACTACTGTAATGCTATTGTAAAATATGAGGAAACCGGAGAGGTTTATATCTACAGCCAGGAAGGTATTCCTGTAAAGGTAAAAGATGGCTCTAATTCCTAGAATTAAACCAGAAATGATTAAGAACCAGCCTGACCAGACTGCTGCAGTCATTAACAGGTTAATTGATGAAGTAAATCGTCTGAGCCAATCTAAGTAATTTTTCATTTTTAGCCATACCATTGTATAATGAAGGTATGGCTATTTTACCCGAAAATGAATATACTGAGTTTGAAAACAGAGACTATATAAATCCACAAGTTTCTCTGGATGAGCAGAATGCTTTTGTGGATAAGCTTCGTCAGACTCAACAAATGAATAATCAGCAAATTAAGACTGATACCTACAACCTTGGTACAGCGGTGCCAAGTAATCTTGGTGGTTTAACTGGTGGCGAAGGGTACTTTACTGCTCGTTATCAAACACCACAGACTAATACTCTTGTGAATGATTTAAGAGCTGCTGCGCAAGCTTCAGCTATGAATCAGGTTTTGGAGAACGAACAAGCTAAATGGAAAAAACGTTATAATGCGGCAAGAAACAGCAATGCTATACGTAATAATAACAACACTGGTGGAACGACAGGCGGAAATATAACTCAGGATGGTACAACAATAAAAATTGGCGATATTAAAACTGAGGCTTTGGCAAATGAATTATATAAGAGAAAAGTTATGGAATATATCCAGAAAGGATATAGTGCTGAAGACGCTGACGCTAAAGCAAAAGAAGATATGGGCATAAAAGAATAGGAGAGATAGATGGATAAAGGAAACACTTGGGGCATTTTAAGCACTGAGGGGCAGCTTAAGCCTGATGGCAAGCTTAAGCCAAGTAGTCCACTAACAGATAAAGAAAAAGATGAGATTCCTAAAGTTTCTGATCCTTTTTCTCCAGTCAATACTGGGTTACCAGTAATTGTTACTGATGATAATGGCAACAGAATTGGTAATGTTTGGTCTCCTAGTGATAATAATCTAAAAAGTGCTCTAGCTAATAGAGAGAGTGGGAATGCCACGTCCATATATTTTGATTTTAAGACTGGTAAGTTTACGAATTATCCATCTTCTACAATGTCTTATAAAGACGGTAAGATTAACTTAAATGTATCTAGTGATGTTGCTAATACCGATTGGTACAAAGAAGCTTTTAATGGACAGTTATTTAAGGATTTAGCAAAAGCATATGCAGCTGATCCAACAGGTGAAAGTGAAATAGAAATATCTAATGGCGATGGTACTAAAGAGAAGAAGACAATCAATGATTTATTGAAAGAATTTGCAGAAGACTTAGAGGAAAGCAGCAAAAAATATCAAGGCAATATAGATACTCGCAATAATGTAAAACGTATTACTGGCGGTGCACTTGATCTGACAGATGAAGATATTGCAGTAATGGGGACATTCAAAAACTTTAAAAAAGAAAGTTTTTCTGATACTGATGCAATTTTCTTACCAGATGTCGTCAAAGAGTATTTTAAAGATTATTCAAGTTACGACGATGAAACAGGTACTATTTCAGCCAAAGACTTCTATGACAGTTTCTACCATTTGAACACTGATGTGGTAGAAAGTGTTCAGAGGGCCATAAATGATCTCGGAGGAGGCGTCTTAGGTGATTCAAAGGAAGCTCTAAAACAAATTTCTGAGTCTGATAAAGATTACGCCATTGATTTAATTCGTCTTAAAACTTCTGAGGCTATGGTTGATTTAGTTACTCAAACTACATTCAACAAAGATGATATGACAGAAGAAGATAAGGAATATGCATCATCGCAGTATGCTAAGTGTTTCGCATTGTATCAATTGATGACTCAAGATGCGCCTAATACAGATAGTTGGACCGGTTTTAACCTTGCTGTCCAGAACTTTGCTGTTGGTTTCGATGATGGCGTCATTACTGCTGGAGAAGGTATAACCCATTTTTATTCACAATTAGCATCTTGTGTTGTCGATGGAGGCGTAAGGACTGCTGCCGCTATTAATGCTCCTTTCTCCTGGTTTGGTGAGTTACTCGGTAACTTGTTCTCTGGTGGTTGGGACAAGATGACCCAAGAAACCAGAAACATGTATGAACACTTCGATGAATGGTATTCAGAAAACACAAACGAAGCGTCTGTTCTTGGTGAAATGAGAAAAAGTATCAACGATCTTGGTAAGGCAATTGAAAATAGAGAGGACTTAGCTGGAACACTGTTTGAATCTGTAGAACAGGATATGGCTAAATCTTACGCAAACGCTGCAGCTATGCAACACATAGGCAGAATTGGCGGTTTGATTTTGACACAGATTGTTGCTACCAATCCTATAGGCCAAGCAGTCGGTGGAGCTTTTGAAGTTGGTCTCCTCAATGCCAGTTCTATAGCTCTTACTGGATATAAGTTTAACGTTTTAGTTAATATGGCCAAGACTTTTTCTATGATGGCCACTACTGCTAATAATATAACTTCTGCATTGAGGTATATGAAGATACTATCTTCATTGCGCATATCATCTACTGTGGCTGGATTTATGGTCAATATGTATATGCAAGGTATTGTGGATACTTTTGTGGAAAATCCTGCATTGACAGATGCAATGCTATACGGAGAAAGCAATGACAAAATTGCGGACTTTCAGAATGCTTTAAGATGGAATATCCTATGGAACACCGTAGGTGAAGCAGCTCCATTTGCTGGCAAAAAAGGAATAAAATGGGTTAAGAACACTTCTTTTGGCGCAGTTACACAGGCATCTCTTCGAAAAGCAACTAATTTCTTCACACTGCCTGGTCGTCAAGTATATGAAGGTATAGCTGAGTTTGTAACTAGAAGGTCAAAAGAATTTATTGTGGAAGAAGGGTCTGAAGTACCATTCTCTGGTAAATTAAATCCTGAAAAACGGTGGCAAGCAATTAGGCGAGAAATAATAAAAGTCCAGAAAGAGATTAAGGATACCAATATTTTTAGGGGTGAGGGGTCTTGGACTGAGAATGCAAAAAAGATTGATGATCTTATCCAGACAAGAATTGACCTAGAAGAAGTATTGGGGACATCCAAGAAGCTATTTGTAGCTCAAGCAAGACAAAGAATAATTCAGAACGCTGGTCTTGATATAGAAAGTGCTGAGATTAGTCAATATACCGCAGAGCTTTCTAACCTAGCTAAGAAAATGAAACAGACAAATATGCCAGGGTCATTTTCTAAGGAGACTGGAGATTATATTAATGATCTATTTAATAGGCAATTATTGCTTAATAAACAGGCGTTTCTAGAAACTAGCGGCAAAGTAGCTAAGAATTTGAGCAAAAAAGAATTAGAGGGGTTATCCATACTCAATAAAAGGATTGCGGACTATGAAGCCTCTCTTCCTGCGAATTTCGCAGATAGTTATAAGGATACAGTCAATAACTTTATGGACTCTAATTATAGATACTATAAGAA